TCCTAAGTCATCAATGATAATGAATGGTGCTTTGTTTCTATCAACTGCACCTAATTCTTTTGCAGGAACGCTTCTTAATATCTTATTTGTTTTAGTCCTGAATATAGCAGGAATAACATAGTTTAAGATAGTTGATTTACCTAAACCACACTCGCCCATCAACATCAAACCTCTACCTTTTGTATCTACTATCCAGTCAATAATCTCATCATAAGCAGGTAAATGCTCATACTTATCAACTGTTCTATCGTAATACTCAAAAGACTTAATAAACATTTCTTTTATTTCTTCTCTTGCTCCTAGTTTATATCTGTTGTAAACCTTTGGCTGCAGGAAATCTGCATTTTTAAATGTATCTTCTATTGTTCTCATAGTTTAAAATTTACCATCACCATAATCTCCCCCTGCTTGATGTCTGTGTGATGTAGTGTTATTGTTATTAGTTTTATTTTGTCTTTTCTCCCAAGTCCTTACACAGGCTTTCCAATTCTTCATTTTGTTTTTACCTATCAACCAATTTTTACTTTCATAGAAATCAAAAAAAGTTTCTGCATCAATACCATTATTCCTCCATAAACAATATTCTTTAATATCATTAACAGTTGGTTTTTTAAAAGAAGCCCCTTTATTATTAATATGTTTATCTTTAGATAAACTAATACTATCTTTAAAGTTTTCTTTAATACCCCCCTTAAAGTTTTCTTTAATACCCCCTTTAAGTTTTCTTATATACCTCCTTTCAATTTCTTTAGTACCTCCCTTGTAGATGTAATGAGTTGATATATAACCATTTGCGACTAATTCGCTTACCCATTTAGAAATAGTAACAGTACTCTTTCCATAAAGGTTAGAGAAGTATTTATTTGTAGCGAAGCACTCACCATTGATGTTAAGTAGTGCAGTTATTTCAGCATATAATAATTTAGCATTTGCAGTTAGGTTTTTATCATACCTAACCTCAGCACTTATTATAGCATAGTAGTTTGGTTGTTGTTTCATTGTTTTTAGTTTTAGTTATTTTTTGGTATTTCTAGTTCATAGCACTCTGTATAGGTGGACATTACTACAGTCCATTCACTTACCTGTTCGTGAGTAAACCAGCAAAATCTTGCGTATAAGGCGTTCAATGGCTGTATGAACAGATAGTGCGTAATTTTCTTTTTAGGGTTGTTATGGGCTTTAAAATTGACTCTAAGCGTATTTCCACCACTTCTTACGCCTTTAACATCAATGTAATGTATCTCACCAATACCTTCCATAATTAAATCAGCCTCAACAACTGGTCTTTTCTCAAGCAGTAATGCTGCTTTATATTTTATGCCATTGTTGTTCTCCATCAGATGTCTTGCAATAAGTTCTGCAAATATTCCTAACTGAGATATAGAGTGTTCTTGATTACCTCTATATTTTTCTGTGTTTTTATTGTAAACATCAGCAGATAACATACTCCTTACCTTAGCAAGTTCATCAGATAGTTTGATGAAAGTGCTAGGATAAGTTGTTTTTTTCCATTTAATCATTAGAATGGTAAGTCATCATCTGTTTTTACTGTAGATTTCTTAGCAGTTGTTGGCTTAGAATCTTTTGGTGGCTCATAAGTATTTACATAAGCGTAATGAGTTGCACCTTTCTCAGATGGTTCTCTCCTTTCTGAAATCACCATAGAAACCCAACCATTCTTTGAGTTTGCTTGTAGTTCATCCATCTTAAAGTTAGCAACCATCATTGTACCATACTTCGTATCAATATTTTTGATACTACTTGGTAAGTAAACCTTCTCTTTTTTGTCTGTCATTTTTTGATTTTTTAATTTTATATAATTTAGTTAATGATTCATTGATATATTCTAATTGAGTTTCAAGTCCTAATATTTCTTCATCCACCTCAACTTCAATAACCCTATCTTCTACTCTTTTAAAAGCATCAGAATCTTCTGGATAGTTATTGTAAAAGAACTCAAACTTTCTTGTATGATGTATAATAGATGCATGATGTAGGTTTGTTACTCTACCTATCTCATTAAGAGTTAATCCAAACATCTCTCTTAATATATAGATATACATCCTTTTAGCAAATATAATGTTTTTCTTTCTACTACCCAAAAACATTTCCTTCTGTTTAATGTTATAAATATCTGCTAATTCTTTTGTAATTACATTGTGATAGTAATCACTAAATTTTAATCTTCTTCTTCTCATTTTGTTATAATTTTAATTTAAGTCGTACATTATTGTATCAACTATATCTTGTGTTTTTAATCCAATAAAGTCTGCTAATGTCTTAGCGTGAATGAATCTAAGTGATGGTGGATTCTCTATAAACTTTCTACTTGTAGCATAATTAACTCCAAGTATCTTACAAAGTTTTAAATTAGATACACCATATATTCTTAGTAGAGCCTCAAACTCATTTCTGGATTCTCTGATTTGTACTAATGAATATTTATTTGTCATCTCTGTTTATGTATTTTTCAACCTTAGATTTCTCAACCTTAAATTTAGTTTTATCAAAATGATAAAAATCTATAAGTTGAACTTCATCTAGCAGTTTCAATATATCATCTTCAACAATCTCACCTAAAAGGTGTTTCTTATTCCATATAATATAAGTGTAGGCTTTTAAAAAGTGATTAAAAATCTCTATGTCCAAATACTCCATCTTTGCACATTTTTTCCCATTGTTTTCTTGTGTCTTTTTCATATCTGTTTTCATATATTTTAGTTATTATTTCTTCTGCTTCTAGTTCTGTTAAATCATTTATTCTTCCTAGAATATCAGATTTCATTCTTTCTGTAAAAGATGTTAAGTCAATGTTACTCTCAATGATAAGCCATTGGGTATGTGTAATACCACTAGGCTCACCATCAAGTGCTTCATCTATCCAATCATAATTACTCATCCATCTCAAATGCCATCTCATCTTTACTATACATCCCTTGCTCGTAAAATCCTGCTAAAGTTAAAACAACTCTACCCATTGCTCTTTTTTTAGCCATAGAAACTAACCACTTTTTACCACCTCCTGTTAGATTATTGGAAACACTCGCCTCTCCAAAATCCATTACATTCCTAACTTCATTACCAACCTTCATAGTCGCTGCTGCTTTAAGAACACATTCTCCTTTTTCTACATCTAAAAGTATAACTTCATAACCTATAGTTATTCCATTTTTAGCAGCAATTTTATCTACACCACTTCTAGTTATTGTAGAAAATCCTCTTTTGTCTTTATACACATCCTCTCTTACCAACCCATTCTCTTTATAAAGTCTTGTTAAAACTTCTTTTCTTGTTTCTTGAACTGGCTCTGGTTGTTTCTTTAACTTTTCCTGCATTGTTTTTTTTGTCATTTTGTTATTATTTAATTGATTAATACTCGGTTGTTGTGCAATATCATGCATTGCGTTAATTGTTTCTTCTCTTTCTTTCATAAATTGTTCTTTCATTTTTCCCATAATTGTTTATTGTTTTAGTTATTAATTGAGGCAAAGATATAAAATTGGAATTACCTACCAAAAGATTTTTAACAATTTTTTGATAAATGTTTACCTACTAGAGATAAATTGTATGAAATTTATGTGATATTTTAGAAATAATGCACCAAACGAGCCACTTGTCCACTTGTTTTTTCGTGCAAAAATCCTTCAACTGCTTTAGGAACTCCAACATATCCTTTTCTTGAGTGCCAACTATCAGTTCCTGATGGACTACGCATATACTCTACAGTAACTCCTATAAAATCTTTAGCATCTAGCCATTTGTGTTTAACTTTGTGATGTAAATGATGTAGATACCAATATCTATATTTAGTTTCACTCCACATTACTGGTTTCTCCTGAGCCATCATTAAGGGTAAGTTTGCCATCTTAGCACCATCTCCATGCTCTAAGCCAATTAAGTTCTTACCATACTTATAATACTTCCTATGTGCTACACTAATATCAAAAGTAATATCTCTGTCGTTTCTAAACCAACTCTTTAATGCGTGTGCCAAATGAAATCCACTTTGGTAATCGTGATTACTCATTGAATGAACAATATCTACAGGTGCTATCTCTCTTAATATTTCTACACACTTAACATATAATGCTAATGCAACCTCAAAATGTTCCCACCACTTACCATCTACATCTTGACCTGTACCTGCTGTAGTTTGATTATATACATTATCAATATGTAGAACATCATTACCTATGCAAAATAATATCCTTTCTACCTCAAAGCCATCTGCTTTGTATATAAGTCCTTCTAAGCCCTCTAAAACACGCATACAGGCAGTTTCTACATCATACCCATCACCAGTTTCTACTCCATTAGCATATTTACCTATATGTATGTCTGCAGGATTTATTACTAATAGATGATTAGCATCTTTGTTATCTCTTTTTACTGAAGGGTAGTGGGGTGAATGATTTTCAATGAAGCCACTAATCTTATCTAGCATATCATTTTCATTAGCAGTTATATCTTCTTTAGTTACAATACTAAATCTGTATTCACCACTTGCAGACTGCCAATGCTTAACACTTACAACATCATCTTTCTTTATACCTCTCTCTGAAAGGTGTATGTCTAATGCTGTGTTTCCATTAATGTTTGTTGTGCTTTCTGCTCTGTTCTCATAAACCATCTCAACTTCTTCTTTAGATAGTCTAAGTCTTTTACCATATTTCTTCATAGTTTTATGTATTGGTTATGATGCAATTATACAAAAAAAAATGCTTATATAATACAAAAGTGAGATGTTTTTAAACATCCCACTCTTGAAAACTATAAACAATGAAAACAAAGATAGGCACAACCCTACCTGTTTTATGCAAAGATAATTATTTTTTACAATTATCAGTACAATTACATTTATTTTTTTCAAATACAGAAAAACATAATGGCAAAATACCTAATCCTGTAAGTATTAAAGCATTATTATCAATACCATTTTTCTCAATGTATAAACTAGCAGCAAGAACTATCACTCCACTAATGGTTCTTTTGCTACTCCATTTACCTTTAGTGTCTGTAAAAAGTTCTTTTACTGCTCTTAACAATTCTGTTATTGGTGCTATACCTCCCTTCATCAGCATAGACCCTATCCATTTCTGTATCACTATTTCTTCTTGTTGTACTTAGGAACAATAGCATCAATCATAGTATCTAGCCAACCAAAGATTTTGTTGTCTTTTTCTGTTGGAGTTAGATTAGTAACAACTTTTGCAAAAGCCATTATTCCAACCAATAATTCTAGCCAATTTTCTGTAATAAAATTCATAATATATATTTAATTAGTTAATATTCTGTTTAGTACCCCCAAATACAAGGGTTTGTTTTATCCTCATCACAATCAGTATGTATAAATTTGTTTTTAAAATCTATACCAAATCTTTCAAATCCTGCACCTCCTAATCCTCCCATTATTAGTGCTAAGTTTTTACCATTAGTAAAATGTATATCAGCAGCAATACCTTTTATATGAGATGAGGTTGGATTTTTCTTAGATAGTGGATGCTTTTCACATCTAAAACCAGAGTTTACCTTAAATGGAACACCTGCAATTCTTCTTGCTTTATCCATCATTTCTAAGAAATCACTATCAATGTAGTTTGTATTACAACCACACTTGCAATTAAACTCACTTCTTTTAAAGTATTTTAATTCCATTTTATTTGTTGTCTTTAATAGATTTGATAATATCTTCAAAGAAACTTTCAAAATCTTCTTTAATTTTATTTTCAGAGTCAATTTGTTCTAACTTTTTTATAGCCCAATTTACACCTGCATCTCCTCCCCAAGCATCCCACATAATACCTCCACATCCTTCATCATAAGGCACATCTTTATGTTGCTGGTGTCTTTTAAATGAAGCCATACGAGCAATAGTATCTCTGCTTAAACTTTCTCTGTTGGCTAATTGTCTTGCTCTAGTCCATCCAACTTGAGTTCCACAATCACTACCATTTTCCTCCTTATGCTTTATAGCCCTCTTAGCATTGTTAGTTGCTGCTTTTGGGTAATCATTGTAAGTTTTAGCCATACTATGCTGTTACTACAACAAACTCAATATCAATTTCTGCTGTGTCTGCATTAGCAGATATTTGTGATATATCAGTAAAAGCACCAAAAGTCGTACTAGATGCTACTGCATCAATCTCATTATCCATCAACAAGAAAGTTTCCCCTGCTTTTATTTTAACAAAGAAAGAATCTGCTGTCCCTTTAACTCTTAATGTTAAGAAATTAGTATCATCTAAATTCTTTATTCTGAAATATTTATAGTTATCTATATCTGCCTGTCCTGCATCATCTGCTGCACCAAAATTTATTATATCTGTAAACGCATCTTCATCACTATAAGGTATAGCCATTATTCTTTGATAAACCTCTCCATTATCTGTATAGGTTTTATTCATTGTATTACCATAACTAACACCATTAAGAGTATATTGTTCTGTTATTGTTACTGTTAAATTTTCTGCTGTTACTGTTGTTGCCATAATTTTTTATTTATTATTCTATTATTAATTCATCAGGGTCTACATCTGTACCTTCTGCGTTTTTTTCATAACCTAAGAACGAATGTACACAATCTCTTGGAAATAACTCGTGTATTCCAAAGTCAAATTCTTCTGTAGTCATTAGGTCGTAAAATACTCCATCATAATAAATAGGAGGAGTAGTGTCTGTTGCAGGTACTTCTACTATCTTACCAAGATACACGATTGCCTGTGTACCATTTCTGTACACTTGTTCTCCTTCTATAACTTCGTAAGTACCTTTAGCAAGTAAGTCAGCATCTCCTTCTGCTTTTGTATCGTATTGTAATTTATATATATTCATATTATGAAGTTAAATCTTCT